GATGCCTGGGTTGATACAGCAAACGGGAATCGCATAAATGTTTGGAATGGAACTGCCTGGGTAATAGCACAAGATTCTGAAGCTGTAAAAGCAACTGTAGCACAAAAAAATAAAACAACCTATGGAACAACACAGCCGTCTAGTCCTGTAATGGGAGACATATGGTTTGACACCAATACTGGAATAAACTATTTTAAAGTTTATAACGGTGCAGCGTGGGTAAGAATGAAAGACTCAGATATTACCGACGCTCAGGAACTAGCTGCAGCTGCACAGTCTTCTGCAGATTCAAAAGCACAAACTACATACGGAACAACAGAGCCAACCTCTCCAAAAGCTGGAGATATTTGGTTTGATACAAATTTTGGATACTTTAAAAGATACAGCGGCACAGCTTGGGTACGAATGAAGGATGCAGATATTACTGCCGCCCAAGAAGCTGCTGCAAATGCCGCAACTAACGCAGGGCAAGCATTACTTAAAGCATCAGCATTTGGAGTAGACGGATCTCTTGTATCAAGTTTAGGAGTAAAGCTAAATAACGGAGGCTCTATATACTCAACCTATACTCAGGGCGCAACAACATTTGCTAAGACTTCATATTCAAGTACAACACCAGGGTATTTTATTGGATGGGAAAATCAATCAGGAGTAATTTATCCTGCCTTCAATGTTGGAAATGATCAGGCATATGTTAGATACTCAAACTATACTCAGTCTCTTGAAGTAAAAGGTAATATTGTTAATGGTGGAGATTACTGGAATGCCGATGGATCATTTAAGTTTGGTGGAGAAACAGGAATAAAAAAAGACACAACTGGGCAAGTTACAATTGGGTCAAATGTTTTAATTCAAGCAGACCTTACAGCAAAAGCGCTTCTTTCTGTAAACGGGACCAAGACAGTTGATATAAATAATGCTACAATTACATTGAAAGACACAGGCTCTGAATTTGGTTCAGGTGGAGCGATGTTTATATATAACAATAACTTTGCTGATGTAGCCTCATTTGGCGCAACTGGAATTTCAATGGGCCAAGGCGCTAAGACATATGCACAAGGATGGATTGATACTGATTATAGATTTGCTGTAGGTTTTGGTGAATCTATTACTATTCAAGCAAATGCTGGCCTTGGTGGCACTGCAAAGCCAATCTATTTAGAAGGAGTGGTCTCGATGCCACTAGGAATGATGGCTACTACTGTTGTAACAGCAAGCGGCACAGATCAGTTTACAAGATCCGTAAGAAACATAACAGTAGCAACTGTTGCGCCATCAGGCGGCATACAGGGAGACATCTGGATACAGATATAGGATAGTTTATGCCATCAGATATATATGCAAGAACGTCAAGCGGCTGGTCGGGAGCTGTAAAAAAGATATATGCAAAAACAGGATCAAGCTGGTCAGCAGCAGCCAGATTTGTCTATGCCTATATAAATAGTGGTTGGACAAGAGTATGGCCACTTTCTGGAATATATTCAACAACAAGTCCTTTTGTATCAAGAACAAATTCTTCTTCAGAATTAAGTTACGGAACGGTACTAAGAGTTGGGTCAACAATTAGAGGTAATAGGGGAACATGGAACCCTAATGGATATACCATATCTTCATATGAATATAAATGGAGGGCATACACTACCGAAACTGGATTAGGAACTCAATACGACTCAGGGCTCTCAACCCTTTCTGGTACTACCAATGATCAATTAATAGATGGAACAAGTTTTGATAGAGGATGGCTAACTTTTTTTGTTAGGGCAAAGGCATCTGGAGGATCTGCATATGACGGATCCGATGAATCTTTAAGGTACTACGTTGTCAGACAAAGGCCACGCATATCTATTGGCACAACACCGTCATTTAATAATAATTCTCCAAAAGTTGATGATGTCATGTCGTACTCCTCTTCATGGGATACATCAGATGCATATTTGCCAGAGGGAACAAGAACAACTATTAAATGGTATAGAAATTCTTCTGCCTCAACCACTGGTGGAATTGAAATTCAAAGTAGCGGGTACTCTTATACTGTCAAAGAAGCAGACATTGGTAATTATATTTATGCAGTAGAAACAACTTTTAATTCAGGATCAGACTATGACCTAGGTACCACGACTGGTGTTTCAGCTACCGCAATAACAAGCAGCCCAGCACAATCAGGCTTACTTCCCCCAGGACCGTTAACTGTGACTACATCCTCAACAACAAGCAGTTGGTCACTAAATATAACATTCGGTGCAAATACTACTTCAGCAAAAATAGAATACGGCGGAAGTATATATTATGGATATAGCGCAACAATTACATCATCAGGAACATTTACTCCAGTCGGACCATTTGCAAGCGATACAGAAAATTATTTTAGAGTAACCCCGTATAATCAAACCAAGCCTGGAGACCCAGTAACGGGTAGCGTAAGAACTAAAGTTCTTGTAACACCCCCAGGACCAGCTAGAAATGTTACTGCAGATAACGTGGCTGGAAGAGACTATAATGATGGTCAAGTACTTATAACTTGGGATCCACCGTTAAATAACGGCGGTGCTCCAGTAGACTACTATAGGGTCCAGTATGCTTATGACTATGACGTAAGCACATGGTATACGCTATCAGATAACTGGACCGCAAGTCCGATGTATGCTGGCCCATTTAGTGATGGGTATACTGTAAGGTCAAAAGTTTTTGCACATAATTCAGAAGGATATTCTGCAAGTGCGGTCTCTCCTCCACCAGGAACTTATGTAAATACAAAGGCAGAGCCTCTAGTTATTACAAGTGCTACTCGTCAATCTTCTACATCAATTCGCGTTGCCTTTACTCCAAGCGTACTCTACGGCGGAACAAAAGGAACTGGAGGAAGCAATGTTTTATACTTCTTAAGAACAGCATCAGATGAAGGATTCACATCTAGGCAAGTTACTACTTCTCCATTTACAATTACTGGACTAAATCCAGGATATGAGTATAGAGTCTTTATAAGAGCCTCAAATGATCAGGGAACTGCCGATTCAAATTCTGTTTATGTTTCTTTAGTAAATCCACCAGCGATAATTTCTGGCATAACACCAGATATTACACCAAAGTCTGGCACAGCAGGAGTAACTCAATATTCTGTAAGTAATGGAGCATGGTCAGGCTCTCCAACCAGCTATACATATTCATGGAGATATAGAGAAACATCAACAATTTATCCAGCAGCACCAGGTGTAAATAATCAATCAACATATACGCCCCCAGCAAACTTTGTCACACTTTACGGAAACACATTAAGATGTGTTGTTACTGCAACCAATGCTGGAGGATCAACCGACGCCAGCTCTGGAGATGTAAGCGTTTCCGCTCCAGTATCTGCTCCTACAGGTTCTGTATCAATTTCTCCATCGGGAACAGTTCAGGCACGGACTCAAATAACCGCAACATCATCTTTTACAAACTCGCCAACTTCATCTTATATTGAAATAAGAAAAGCAACAGGAAGAACTCCTACTCAATCAGACACACTAGTTACCTCTTCTAATTCAACCCAGGTTTCACATACAATTACAGATTCTGAGGCATCGGGAACACCAGATAGATTTATTGCATTTGCGTATGCATCAAATTCTGGTGGAACTTCTCCAACATATTCTTCAAATGTTATTACATCAACTCCGTATGTTCCTCCAAATGTTGCCCCATCGGGAGGCTCTGTATCAGTAAGTCCCGCATCTGGCACAGCGGGATCAACTACATACACAGCTTCAATATCTGGGTGGTCTGGAACACCTAGTACATTTAGTGCTACTTACTCATGGCAGTACATGAATACAAGTTTTTCCTGGGTTCAATTTACAACTGGATCAACTGCAATACCGCCGTCAAACGTAACGGCATATGCATGGAGAGTTGTTGCTAATGTTTCAAATGGAGTTTCTCCAAATGCCGAAGCCACATCAGCATTTTCTGTAAGTGCTCCAACTACCACCACTACAACTACTACAAGCACAACCACTACAGCATGTGTTTGTGTTTATCAGGATATGGGAGATTACCATTATTCGCCAGACTGTTGCCCAGGTGGATCACCAAGAACTGGCTCTTTAAGTGGAAATACTGTAAATAACTGTTGCCCAAATGTTACAAAGCCAACCACTACTACAACAACCACTACAACTGCTGGAAGGCCTACCGTATACTGGAAATGCAATCAGGCTGACGTAAATAACTCAAGCAATCCATGTACCTTTGTAGGGCAATGTCGATTTGCTGGCAATACCTATTTTGCTGCAGGATGTACATCTTGTTGCGATTAGTATTGACAAGATTATATGAAATTGGTATCATTAAATCATGCTTCTAAGTAAAGATAATATACATATAGTTCTTGAAGGTCAAGAACACAATTTTAATGAAAATATACATAGTCTTGCTTGTTTTATTATTAATGAAACAGTTGTTGAAAATGGCATATACTCATTAGAACTCATAAACTTATTTAATAATTCAGTTATTGAAGAAAAAGAGCAATATGAAGATGGAGATATCTTGCTTACCTTAACACATAAGGAAGACGGAGAAGAGCAATATATGCAGGTGGATGAGAGAATGGGATCTATTATGCTCAGTAACCCTCAATTAATTGAAGTTCCCGAAGGATCCCAGTGGGTTGTAATAGGCTCAAAATATATAGATGGGATTTTTTATCCATGACAGAAAAGAATAGATTTGAACAGTATTTAGAAAAGCAAAAAGAAAGAGCTGAAAGCGAAGGCAAAAAAGATGTAAAGCCTTGGGACCTTCTTAATCCTAATACTGAGTATGTAGATTCAGAAATCTCATCAGAAAGATTTAATATATGTAAGGTTTGTCCAGAGCTATTTCAAATGACCAAACAGTGTAAAAAGTGTGGGTGCTTTATGGCATTAAAAACTAAGTTAAAAAATGCAAGCTGCCCGATTGGTAAATGGTAATGGCTAGCATATTCGTTCAAATACCCTCATACCACGACCTAGAACTGGCTAGAACAATTCAGGATTGTTTAAAAAAAAGTTCAGGTAAACATGTTATAAATTTTGGAGTACATTTAACTTACTTTAATAATAACGACATTAATATTCCTAATTTAAATAATGTCAAGTTTAGTATAAGCCGTGCTCCAGATAATATAGGGGTGGGAACTTCAAGGCATATAGCAAATGAATTCTATAATGGAGAAGATTATTATTTGCAGATAGATTCTCACATGCGATTTGGTGAGTTCTGGGATGATATTCTAATTAATAATTATCTAAAGTATAAGTCTATGGGATCTAATCCAGCTATATCCTGTTACCCTGGAGCATACGAGTATAATGGATTTGACGTGGACATTTTAAATACAAAGTCTCACGTTGCATATACTGAATTTATTCAAGAGTTAAGCTTTCAAAATAACTATGTTCCGCACCAAAGAGCAGTTGGAAATTTTGGAAACAATGTTTTTTCAAAATCTGTGTCAGCCGCATCAATATTTTCAAGTGGAGAAATGGCATCTATAAAACCAAATAAGAAGATGTTTTTTTGGGGAGAAGAAATTTTAACAGCCATAAGGCTATATACCCATGGGTTTGATATAATGTTGCCAGAGGCTCAATTCTTTTACCATCTATACTATGACCACGCAAAAGGCTATAAAAATTTAAGAAGGCAGGTAACGGAAGATTTCCCTATAGAGTCTTCTGTTCTTGAAACAAATTCACAAAAAGAGCTTAAAAGGATTATCATCGATAAGCCAGTGGGGGATCAAGAGCTGGGATCAATAAGGACCCTAGAAGAATACGAGTTATTTGCGGGCATCAATTTTATTGACAAAAAGATTACGCAAGTGTTATAATATATAAGGAGGAATAAAATGACAACACTATCAAAAGCAGAAAAGTTACAAATTATTGAATCAAGATCTAGAGGTATTGAGTACAAAAAGTTTGGACTAGAAATAGATCTAGTAGTAGAAAATGCTAAAACGTCACCAGACTCTGAAGCAGTTTCAGTTATTGAAGATGCTATTTCAGAATGTTCAAATCAGCTGTCTGTTCTAAATTCAGAACTTGCAGAAGTAAATGCAATAGAAGAATAATATAAATGGAAAAATTAGAATTAATTGTTAATGCCCTGCAAGAAAGAATTGGCCAGTTAGTTTCAGGATATGAAACTCAAATTGCAGTCCTTAGAGCAGAGATAACCGATATTATGAATAAGCAGGCAGCACAAGAAGAGTATTCAAAATCTATTGATGCTAAGCTAGAAGAGGTTTAAAGTGACTGTAACATTTCAAGATGGCGAACCAGTAGACCCAAAAAAATTACAGGATTTGCAAACTCAAATCGATAACATTTCATTAAAAGCTAATGACGCATACGATCTAAGTAAAACTACATCTGAGAATGTAACAGTCCTATCAGTAATGCATTTAAAAGCAGGCGTAGTAGAATTTGAAAATGGTCTTACCGCAGGGTTTAACAATTCAGAAACTATAGATATTGGATGGGGTGCAGACTATGTTGCATCCTATGTTACCGTAACTCCAGGAGGAAATCTTTATAAAAATAACATAAGGTACTCAGTATCTGGAGCTATTAACGCACAAAAACTAAACGTATGGTCAGAAAAAGCTGTGTCAGGACCAGTTCGTTTCCATTGGGTCTCAGCTGGTAAAAAGAATCTACCAAACCCATAACAGCTATTGACAACTTTTTTAAATATGTTACAATTACTGTAACAACAAAGTCACGATCTCGTGACTTTTTTACATATTGAGGTAAATAATGAGCAACGATTTAAAGTGGATGATCTCATCCGACCAGCAGTTCCCATATCAGGATGATAAAATGATCGCACTTTGGTTTAAGGTTATGAAGTGGTTTAAGCCAGACGTTGTTGATTACCTAGGTGATACAGATGACCAGGCATGCTACAGTAAGTATACAGAAGGCCGTTCTGCAGAATTCTTAAATCTTCATAAAACTGACAGCAGAGATTTAATTGTTCCAATGATGCGACACGAAGCAAAAGGCGCAAGAGATTTTTATGCTAAGACAAGAGATATGCTACCAGATGCACAACTATTTTCAGCACTAGGAAATCATGATGTTAGAATTTTTAACTATGTAGATGCAAAACTTCCTGATTACATTAATGAGGTAACACCAGAAGCTCTATGGGGATTAGATTCATTGGGATATGAGTACATTCATTACAACGAATTGCCGAAGCGTCGCTTTGGAGACATTCACGTTCACCATGGACTTTCAATTGCAGCAACTGGTTCTGTTCGTAAAGATATGGAAGACCTTCAAATTTCATTAATTAGAGGGCACTCTCATAGAATTGCTTCTCACCTAGTTACATACGAGTTAAGAAATAATGGCGAAGGAGAAACTCTGCGTGGGTATGAGCTTGGGCATATGTGTGACGAAAAAGGCCCAGGAATGAAATATATGCAACACCACGATTGGCAAAAGGGTTTTGCGATTGCTCATATTGTTAACGATTATCCACATATTCAAATGATCCACGTAGCGCCAGACTACTCATGTGTTGTTGATGGGAAGCTATTTACACTATGATGCTCAATTGTACTAAATGCAGGGGAAGAGTATTTATTGACAGAGTCTTTTCTCAAAAGTTGCACATGGAATTGTTTTGCGTAATGTGTGGCAAAAGATGGATGATCAATAAAGATACAAGTAAACTAGGGAAATGGTTAGAGCAATTAGAAAAAACAAAAGAAAAAAGTTTAGCTATTTCTTCCTAAACAATAAGATACACAAAGTTCTCAGCTCATCTTGGGCAAAAGACGAGCTTATTGCTTGGTGCTATCCAGATAAAAAAAGAGTCATGTATTCATATTCTCAGGTTGTTAAAAGCATGGAGAATGCATATTCTACAAAGCAGGTTGCTCAAATACTAAATAAGCATAAGGTAACTATTGAAGATTATATCTTAGACGGCAAAATAAGATATCCTCAAAAAGTCTACCCTATTGGAAATGATGAGAGCACATGGTATAAATTTATGTATAGCGAGTCTGATATAATCGATATACATCAGTTTATATTAGAAGCGGGATATTCAAAAGATATGCCGTCAAAAAATGAGTTGAGGGCTCTTCTCAAACACAACACTATATTGTATACTAAGACAACAGAGGGGAACTTTGTACCAGTATGGAAAGCAGAGTAGTACCAGCAAGAGTTGTTGTATGCGAATTATGTAAGAAAGAATTGGTAGTGCGTTGGGGCATTTTTGCCCATGACACTTTGAGCAGACATAGGAAGGCGGATCATTAATGGAAAAAGGAACACACGTCAGAGTGGATCTATCCTTTACACGTAACTTGGGTAATTTTGAAAGTATAAAAATAGGAATTGGCGTAGATGACTTCGTTAGAGACGGAGAGACAGTCACAGCTGCAACAGATAGAGTATACAAGTTTGTTGAAGATAAGCTTTTAGAAAAGACTCGTGAAGTAGAAGAAGAGCTCAAGCGTGGCAAATGAAAAGCAGCCGTACATCCTAATTAGCCTATACCTTTCTTTGTATAAAGAAAAATACAATAAGGTTTTGACTATTAATAAGTTTAGAGAAAAGTGGGCTATGCAAGATGTTATTGATAGTGTAGGATATGATCGTGCAGTTGAGCTTTTAAAGTATTATTTCAAGACGGCAAAGTCGGGACACCCACTTAACTTCTTCTATAATAACTTTGATAGAATTGATAATTTAGAAAAAGAAATTAAGAAGGATAAGGCAGTTCGCAGTGTCCTTCTAGAAGAAACTAAGAAGATGGTGGAAAACGAATAATGAATACAGAAGCAACATTAATTTCTGCGGTATGCAAGAACAAAGATATTAGCACACTGCTTGCTGATAATGTTGATGAGCTATTTACTTCCCATAAAGATATTTGGGAAGGCTTAAAGTCATACTATTATAAATTTAAAGCTGTTCCAGAGGTAGGTATTCTTCAGGAAAGGTTTAAAGATTTTGAGCCAGTAGATGCTAAGGCCGAGACTGGCTATTATCTAGACCAGCTTAAGAATGAGTTCATATCAAATAAACTGAAGAGTATTATTATTAAGGGAGGCTCTGCGCTAAAGGAAGATGCAGCCTCTAGAGTGCTTGCACAAATGCAAAGCGACTTAGCAGGCTTAAGTCGTTTTACAAATAATGTCAGAGACTTAGACATTATTGATGTAGAAAATGCAGCACGACATTATGAAGCAACCAAGGAGCGTTCATCCGTAATGGGTGGTGCTCCAGGAATCCTGACGGGCTTCAGCGCAATCGACAAAGCGTACCCAACTGGAATGGCTCCAGGACACCTTATCGTTGCTATTGGTTGGCCAGGGCGTGGTAAGACATGGTTTACGTCATATCTTGCATGCAAAGCTTGGGAGCAAGGGTTTAAGCCCATGATTGTTTCTCTTGAAATGTCTCCCGAAAACATGCGTGATCGTATCTTTACAATGCTAGGCTCTGGAATATTCAGAGCAAGCGATTTGTCAAAGGGTGATATCAACATTGATGATTTCCGTAACTGGGGAAATAAGAAGTTTGAGGGAAAGAATAGTTTTGTTCTAATCTCAAATGAAGGTGCATCAGAAGTTACACCTGCAACTATTCAAGGTAAGATAGATCAGCATAAGCCAGACCTAGTTATTCTTGATTATCACCAACTATTTAATGACAATAAAAGAAGTAATTCTGAAGTAGAAAGAAACAGAAACGTATCTCGTGAATTTAAGATGCTTGCCGTGTCAAATAATATTCCTATTATTGACATTACTGCAGCAACTGCAGATGATGTATCTGATCAAGATAATCCTCCGATGATGTCTCAGGTTGCTTGGTCTAAAGCAATTGAATACGATGCAGACATGGCTTTGGCAGTACACAGATACCCTCAAACCAATATGATTGAGATTGTTTCTAGGAAGAATAGACACGGTCATGACTTTAATTTTTACCTAGATTGGGATATCAACAGGGGTATCGTCAAAGAGATTTACGAAAACCCTTTTGAAAATGACTCACAAAAGAATTAAAAGATTTCAAATTGATGTAGAGTTTTATGATAATGCTCAGCTGATTAGCCTTAAGCCACAGTATGAGAATTTACTTACTCATGACATGAGGTCTAAAGGGTACGCTAGAGTACTTGACATAGACACAGCATTTTCGGTAGAATTTACAGGTGAGACATGGAAGTTCTTAATGACACTCCATGGAATATATGTAGGAAAGAAGCAAGCATGGCTATCAGAGGGTATAACGCAAGGAAAGTTGATTCCACGTACTATGCGCCCAACCATATCAAATCAATCATAAAGGCTTTAGGTTTAGATATTGTTGCAGAGCCAGGTAACGAGGTTATGTTCTACTGTCCTTTTCATTCCAATAGGCACACAGCAAGCTGTTGCATAAACAAATCTTCTGGGGCATGGCTATGCTTTAATCCTTCTTGTGGTGAAACTGGAACCCTGACAGAGCTGGTTAGAAGAGTATTACACAAAAATGATTTTGAGGCCATTAGATTTATTGCTGCTCAGGAGCAAGAAGCGTTAAACAATTTTGATGAAGTTATGGCAAGTATGTTTGAGGTTAAACCAGACTTCGAGGAGTTTCCTCAAGACACTTTGGATAGATTACATGCAGACCTTTACGGTCATAAGCAAGCAAGAGATTACTTAAACTCAAGAGGAATTGTAGATCAATCCATGAAAGACTTTAATCTTGGGTATTCTAATGCAATGGGAATGGTCATTACACCAGTTCATAGTCCAGACGGGATGCCTATTGGCTTGGTAGGTAGATCAATTGAGGGTAAAGCTTTTAAGAATAGCACCAGCTTGCCAAAGAGCAAAACCTTATTTAATGTTCATCGTGCTAAAAAAATTGGAGACCACGTTATAGTGGTAGAGTCAAACTTTGATGCAATAAGAATACATCAGGCAGGGTTTCCAAATGTGGTCGCAACTCTAGGCGGCATTTTGTCAACAGAGCAGCACAAGATTTTAAATAGATATTTTAATAAGATAACAATAATGACCGACTCAGACTTGGCTGGCAGGGAGCTAGGGCTAAGCATAGCCAATAGATTAAAAAATAAAGACATCTTGTGGGGATCTTATGAATATGGTAAGATATATCCACATGATGCAAAAGATGCAGGCGATATGACCGATGAGGAAATTAAAGCCTGTATTAAAAATTCAGTATCTGATATCGAATATCGATCTTGGAGCCCATAAAAATAAAATAAAGATGGATATATACCATCAACTATAGAGAAGAGGAACAAATGGGAATAGTAAAAGGTCTTAAGGACTTAAATAAAGTAATGGACAAGCCACAGTCTTCAGGTGGAGAAGGAACCAAAGCTCGCTGGGTAAAGCTAGAAGATAGCGAAAGCGTAAAGATTCGTTTTCTTCAAGAACTTGATCCAGACTCACCAACATATAACGAAAAGTTAGGTCTAGGTTTTATTGCTGTAGAGCATACAAATCCAAAAGACTATCGCCGTAAGGCACTTTGTTCAATGGACGATCAGGGAAAGTGCTACGGTTGCGAGCAGCATCGTAAGGACTACAAGGCTGGTTGGAAAGGCCGTTCAAGACTGTACATTAACGTATTAGTAGATGATGGCAAAGAAGATCCTTATGTAGGAATTCTTTCACAGGGTTCAAGTGGCAAAACAGTAACACCAACACTTATCGAGTATGCTGGTGAAATGGGAAGCATTACTAACCTAATGTGGCGTATTAAGCGCACAGGAACAAAAACTGATACAAGTTATACAATCATCCCTCTAGCTAAGGATGAAACACCGTTTGACGGGACAACTCTTGAGCTTTACAAGCTTGAGGAAACTGCAGTACGTGATCTTCCGTACACAGACCAGGAGTCATTCTTTGCTGGAGAGCATTCAAGCGAAGAAGATTCTAGTTCATCTAGCAGCGTAGACTGGTAATACAAGTATATGCAGGGCTAGTCTATTGACTAGCCCTGCGTTATTTGTTAGAATATCAATATGATATCTTACGAAATACCAGATCCGTTTGATACTTTTGTAGCAAACAAGTACAAAGATTATAAAGGAATGCTTTATGATTTCTTTGCAAAAGAATGGCATTTAAAAGCAGCTTGCTGTGGAGAAGATTTATATGCACCAAACAAAAAAACAATGATTAAGATTAGACTTTATCATACAAGAAACGAATGCATGGGCGGATACTAATGAGTTTTACACACCTACATGTTCACTCATACTATTCATTAATGGATGGACTTAATTCTCCATTAGAGTTAGTGCAAGCCGCAAAAGCAGCAGGACAAACAGCAATTGCAATTACAGATCACGGCACGTTGTCTTCACACAGAGAAATGCAGATTGCTTGTAGGGAAGAGGGCATAAAGCCAATCCTGGGAGTAGAGGCTTATATATCTCCAACAGATAGGTTTGACAAGTCTTCAAAAACAGATAAGTCTATTCAGGCTTACAACCACATAATTTTGTTAGCAAAAAATAAAAAGGGTCTGGAGAATATAAACACACTACAGGAAATTGCTTGGAACGAAGGGTTTTATCATAAGCCTAGAATAGATAGGGAAATACTAAATGAATACTCGGAAGGAATTATTGTCCTTTCTGGATGCCTTAATGGGCTTATCTCTAAGGCTATCGAGAAGGGCGAATTCTCTGAAGCTAAAATGGTGCTCAAAGATTTTCAGAAAACTTTCGGCAAAGATTTTTATGTTGAGGTACAGTCTCACAATCCAGAAGAAATAAACTCTAAGCTACTAGAACTTGCCGACGAGCTAGGGATCAAGGCGGTGGCAACAGGTGATGCTCACTTTGCTAAAGAAGAAGATAGAGTATTAGAAGAAGCAATGCTTATTCTGTCCACGTCCCCAAAAATGGATAAGGATGCTGACTTTGAAATGTCTAGACAGATTAAAGATATTAATGATAGGTTAAACTACCTATATCCAGATCGTAGAATATCATTTCAAGACTATAATCTATTTATACAGTCACGTTCTGAAATTGAAGCAGACTTTAATAAGGCTGGAATTACACGCAAAGACATTTATGAAAATACCATGGAGATTGCTGACAAAATTGGAGAATACGATTTTAACAGTGGTTTAGACCTACTCCCAGTACCTAAGACTGATGCAGACCAGAAACTGTCTCAGATGGCCTCAGAAGGCCTTAAAAGACTAAATCTAGTCGACCAGGTCTACCTGGAGAGACTTAAAGAAGAGCTATCTGTAATTAAAGATAAGTCATTTGCTTCCTATTTTCTTGTTGTAGCAGATATGATTAATTGGGCAAAAGAAAATGATATTAAGGTTGGCCCAGGTCGTGGCTCTGCTGCAGGCTCCTTGGTTTGCTATGCCCTAGGAATTACAGATGTAGATCCAATTAAATATGATTTATTGTTTTTTAGATTTATTAACCCAGAGCGTAATGACTTTCCTGATATCGATACTGACTTTGAAGACCGACGAAGAAAAGAAGTTAAAGATTATTTAAAGAAAAAGTTTAAGCATGTTGCTTCAATTTCTACATATACTTATTTTAAGGATAAGGGTGTGATTAGAGATGCTGCACGTGTATTCATGGTTCCACTTTCAGATGTTAACCGTGCAATGAAATCAATTGATACCTTTGAAGACTTTATTGAGTCTCCGAACACTAAAGAATTTAGAAACAAGTATCCCGAAGTTGTATGGCTTGCAGATAGACTTCGTGGAAGAATTAGATCTGTTGGAGTGCATGCCGCAGGTGTTGTTGTCGCAAAAGATGACCTAAGAAAATATGCACCAGTAGAATCAAGAGCTGATGCAAGCGACTTGGTTTCTGGTAGAATTCCAGTCGTCGCATACGACATGGATACGGTTGCTGATATAGGTCTTATTAAACTAGATGCGCTAGGACTTAAGACTTTATCAGTGATCTCAGACACACTCGCATCAATTAAAAAGCGTACAGGGAAAGACATTAATCTTTCTGAGTTGTCACTTGATGATGCTAGCGTTTATAAAGTATTGAGCGATGGGTATACAAAAGGAGTTTTTCAAGCTGAAGCAACACCATACACTAATCTTTTAATTAAAATGGGTGTAGACAAGTTTGAGGATCTTGCTGCATCAAACGCTCTTGTACGACCAGGTGCTATGAATACTGTGGGAGCTTCTTATATTAAGCGCAAGCATGGGGATGAGGCAGTTCAATTTATTCATCCAATTATGAAGCCTTTCACAGAAAATACTTATGGGGTTATTATTTATCAGGAGCAGGTTATGCAAGCTTGCGTACACCTTGGAGGAATGACTTGGTCAGAGGCTGACAAAGTGCGTAAGATTATTGGAAAGAAGAAAGATGCAAAAGAGTTCGACGAGTTCAAGGATCGCTTTATTGATGGTGCTTCAAAACACATTTCTAAGAAGCAAGCCGAAACGCTATGGCATACTTTCGAGGCTCATGCTGGCTATTCTTTTAACCGCTCTCATGCTGTTGCTTATTCCATGCTTAGTTATTATACGGCTTGGCTTAAAACTTACTACCCTCTTGAGTTCATGTTTTCAATTCTTAAAAACGAAAACGATAAAGATGCTAGAACAGAATACCTAATTGAAGCAAAAAGATTGGGGCTTAGCGTTAAGCTTCCACATATAAATGAGTCAGACATATACTTCTCACTTCAAGGTGAGTCTATCCGTTTCGGGTTAGCTGAAGTAAAGTTTATTTCAGATAGTATTGCAAATAAAATAATTGATAAGAGGCCATACAGAGATTATGCTGAATTTATTGAAAAGGCATCGAGTAAAGGTTCTGGCATTAATAGCCGTGCTATTAATGCTCTTAACGCCATCGGCGGTGCTGCGTTTGATGATAACAAAAGGCAAGGAAATGAAAAAGACAATTACTACGAATACTTAGGTATTCCAACCTTTAACCTTGAAGGAATCCCTCCAAGAATTAAAGCGCAGGCTAGACCTATTGAAGAGTTTGATGACCTAGGATCATTTGTTATGTTTGGCATGGTAAAAAGTATTAAGCGTGGTTCAGGGTGGGCAAGAGTAGAACTAGTTGACGAGACAGGTTCTATTGGACTATTTCATACAGAGCAGACACAAATTGAAACTGGACAAATGTATTTTATCCTTGTAGGAGATAATAGAATTGCAAGATACGTAAAGGTCAGCGACATGAGCCCAGACTCAGAAAATTCTTTTGTAGATTATTTATATAAAAAGAAGTATGATCTAGAAGAAGATGAGTATTACGTAGTAGATTTTACTCCATACGTAACAAAGGCTGGCAAAACAATGAGCCACATAGTTCTGGCAAATGCTGACAAGGAGTTAACCAGAGCAATTGTTTTTCCTACAATGTATAAAATGTCTCTTGCAAAGATGCGAGAGGGAATGAAGTGTAAGGTTGTGCTGTCTAAATTAGATGATGGCACTTTAAATGTAAAGGAAATAAAATGACAGAAGAAAATACAGCATCTGCGCCAGAAGATATATTCAAGTCACTTAGCGTTACAAGAATTTTAGTTGGTGCGATAGAAACCCTAGGAGAAATAACTATACCAACCAGCGTATTTTTAAATGCGACTGCAGAAGATAAAGAATTGCAGGTTGATTACAACTCAGATGATCAGACATTTGTGTTTAAGCTAAAGTCTTCAAATGAATAAGACGTCCTACGACCTGGATAAGCTTGCTTTAATTTTGCATGAGACAGCAATTGAAAAAGGTTTTTGGGATAACCCAAAGAACTTTGATGTCTTTGGGAACAAGCTTGCACTAGTTCATTCTGAAGTTACAGAAGTCCTTGAAGCAATTAGAAAGAATAAAGGTTCGGAAGAGATTGTTGAAGAAATGGCTGATGTTCTAATTAGAACTCTTGATCTTTATGCATCAATGTTTAATGGAGGATTCATTACTCACAGCTTAGATGAAATTTTATTTAAGAAAATGGAAATAAATAAAGATAGACCAAAGCTTCACGGCAATTTATTTTAATGATATAATTGTATAAAAGAAAGAGAAAAAATGACTATAGCAATAGATGATATTCTAGCGGCACTAGATCCAAAAACAAGAGCAAGAGTAAAAGCAGCACAAGATGTAAAAGTTGAAAAGCAAAAGACACCAAGCATTGGGTTAAATATGGCCCTTAAAGGTGGACTTGGGTATGGGCGACAAGTTCTTGTATGGGGAAATAAGTCTGCAGGTAAATCTTCGTTTTGCTTGCAGATGATTGCCTTGGCACAAAAAGAAGGAAAGACCTGTGCATGGATTGATGCAGAAGCTTCATATGACCAAACATGGGCCGAGACATTGGGCGTAGATTCATCTTCTCTTATCTATTCTCCAGCAAAAACAGTAAATGATATGGTTGATGTTGCTACAAAGCTAATGGATGCAGGAGTGGATATAATTGTTGTAGACTCTATATCTGCATTGTTGCCAGCAATTTATTTTGAAAAAGATGGAAATGAAATGAAGGATTTGCAAGATACAAAGCAAATCGGCGCAGAAGCAAAGGATATGACCCACGCAGTCAAGATGTTAAACTATGCAAACAAAAACACACTACTTGTTCTCATCTCTCAACAGCGAAATCAGTTTGGATCTATGCATGCTAGTCACATCCCAACAGGTGGCATGGCAGTCAAGTTCTTTTCTTCCACAGTCATTAAGCTCTGGTCGTCTGAAGCTGAGGCTAATGCTATTAAGGCTGGCGTTAAAGTTGGCGACAAAATTATCGAACAAAGAGTCGGAAGACCAGTTAACTGGATTATTGATTACAACAAGCTCGGCCCCCCAAATCTATCAGGACAATACGACTTTTATTACCAAGGGGAAGCTCTTGGTGTAGATATTGTAGGTGAAACCCTAGATGCTGCTGAAATGTGCGGAATTATTGAAAAGGGTGGCGCATGGTATACTATAAATAAAGAAAGAATACAGGGTAGACCAAAGGCTGTTCAGTATTTACGTGATAATCCAGATGTAGTTCTGTCTTTGCAGAAGGAAATAGATGCCAAATATTAATGAGTTTTTAAATAGTAAAGATTCTGAGTTTGCTAACTTAGAAGAAATCGCTGGTCAAAAGCCATGCTCTAAATGCGAAGAGTTTTCCAGTAGTTATTTCTGGGATGCTTCTAGTTTTACTATGAACTGGAAATGTAAAAGTGGGCACCCAAATCAGGTAAAGGTTAACCTATGATAGAAAAGATTGTAATCGCCCCACAAATTATAGTTTATAAAAATGCTTTATCAAATAGCAGATCTATTATAGATATGATTGAGTCTGCAGACGAAGTCAAATGGGAAACCTGGTATGAAAATGGATGGAGATCTTCAGTAGACTTTGATAAAACAAAAGGAGAAGAGTCCTCTCCAATACAAGACATATGCAATGCGTTTGACTATGTTGCAAATGATTACATGTCAGACTATTCAGGTGATAGAGGGGTCTGGCCTACCTTTATAAAAAATTGGGATAGTACTAATCTAAATCAAGATAACTATAAGATAGACTTCTTTAAGTATAGCCACCTATCTTTTGAAAACATGAAATGGGAATCAGATTTATTAATGAAATACCATGTAGACGAATTTGATGCAGACGGTGTATTTAAGAAATACAAAAATATAGTTACAATAAACTTTTACCTAAATGACGATTACGAAGGTGGCGAGATCTGTGCTTACAATAAGGACTTGAATGTAAGCTATAGGTATAAGCCAGTGGCTGGAGATGCAGTTGTTATGCCCTCTGCTAGTCCATTTTTTCATGCAGTAAAGCCATTCTATATGAAGGATAGATATTTTTTAAGATTATTTATTACATACGATCAAGGAGAAGATGTGGCTAACAACTATGGAGATTTCTATTCTGAAGAGCACCATGTCGGACATCAGGCAGAAAAAGATTTTATAGATAAAGATTTTCAATTTTTAAATGTTAACATTAAAGAAGTAGAGGTAAGATAATGTCTGAAAGATCTGAAGTCAAAAGAGACGGAGCTAAGGCTCAAAAAAATTCAGGTAGGGGAGATTACCAAAAAGGAGATGCACAATGGAATCAGTTCCTTGTAGATTACAAAGAAGCTGGAACGTCATTCACTTTAAACAAAGACAACTGGGCAAAAATCTGTACTGATACATTTAAAGTAAATAGAAATATGCACCCAGCGTTAAAAATTATTATTGGAAGTGAGTCTAAAGTTAGACTTGGTATTATTGAGTGGTCCGTACTGGAAGAACTCATAGAGTTTTGGGAGGATAACAATGTATAAACTTGATGTTTATTTAGGGAATAATGTAAAGAGCGCAAAGATAAAGCCACTTACAGCCAAGAGGGACTGGATGGAAACTCTTGCATACAACTGCTACCCAATGACCTCAGCAAATCTATTAGGGTACTATATTTATTTTGAAGAAGACGTTTCTTTTATTTGGGATGGAGACAATTTAACTCCAGCCAAGCCTACAAATGGATCTGAAAATGTTTGGGTCGGTAGACCATTTGGTACAGTAAGCTTTGAAACTAATTTAGTGTTTAAGTCTGATCCAGACACTAGCATTTTAATTGGTCCACCACCAAATCATTTTATTGAAGGTGCAAACGTTATTAGCAGTCTAGTATCATCTTCATTTTTTACAGGAGCATTACCTATAGTCTGGAAGCTTCATGTTCCAAACAAAGAATATTTTATTCCAGCAGGCACCCCCATAGCATCAGTATTGCCACTGTCACTATCTGCATTTGATAATTCAGAAATTAATTTTACTGGCGAGGTTTATGAGGGATACAGATTGCATAATGATTCAGAGTACATAGACTGGATTCATAATCAATATGCTGAGAATGATGTTTGGCCTAAAGTATATGAAAAAGGTAAAGATCATAAAGGTAATAAAGTCGGAGAGCATGAGGTTCAAAGATTAAAGATGCATATTAAATACGGTGATAAGAAATGACTATCTTTTTATTTGGAGTAATGGTAGGATTAGTAGTTGGTTACCCGCTTGGGTTATTCATTGACAAAATAGATAAAAGGATTAAAAATGGCGGAAGATAAAAATACACTTCAACTTATTAGCGATATCACAGAGTTTAATGACCTGCATGAGTATATGAAAGACGAACACCTGGATAAAGCGCTGGCTATAGTTGTAAAGATATTGATGAACCCAGAGGTTCCTTCTGCAAAAGCCCCTATGCTAATTATGGAGCTTCAGGCAATGTCCACTAAATTTGCAGTAATGGCTTCTGTTTATTCTACAATTGCTAAGGACAAAGCTGGAACAGTAAATAATAATAAGAAGAATGTATATTATTCAGTGAAGGAGTCCATAGACAAACTTGTAGATGCGCTTAAGTATGTCGTTAGGTATAACTCATGAGTTGGCTTCAGGCTTTAATTATCTTTGGTCCTATTCTTGTATTGGTTGTGGCTTTTTGGGAGGACATTAGATAATGGGTAGAGAAATAGTTAGAAATTTAAAGTTTAAAAAGCATACTGGAAAATTTTTTGATCCAGAGCTTTTTGCACAGCTTTTGGATGAGTCGTATAGAAATACAAAACGTGCAGATGGCGATATGACTAAGAAGTCATTTAGCCCTAGTTCGCTAGGATATGGCCACGGAACATGTCCTAGATATTGGTACATGGCATTTTCTGGTGCAATGTTTATCGATAACAATGATGCTATCGCAGTAGCTAATATGGCACAAGGAACTCAGGCTCATGAAAGATTACAGAATCTTATTAAGACTATGCCTCAGTGGAGAGCAGAAGAAGAAGAGATTGTTAATGAGTACCCACCTATTAGAGGCTTCATAGATTTAATTATGGAGTACGATGGAGAGACAGTAATTGGTGAAATCAAAACGGCAAAGCAAGAGGTCTGGGATACTAGACAGTCAGAGATGAAATCATCAGCAAACCATATGCTTCAGCTTCTTACATATATGAAGCTTAAGAATGCAAAAGAGGGCTTCTTTCTGTATGAAAATAAAAACACTCAAGAGGTACTAGTCATTCCGATTTCAATGAATGAAAAGAATACAAAGATTATTGAGGACGCATTCCTATGGATGCAGGAGGTCTGGGATAATTTCCAAAATGGCGATCTTCCAATGAGGCCTGCAGGTGCAACTAAATCTAAAATGCCCTGTACATATTGCCCAATTAAAAAAGAATGCTATTCAAAAGAAACTCCAGTCGGAACAGTTCAAATTGAGAAGTATCAGGTGCCAGTTATATGATATGCTTAAATACTGATTGCTCAAAATCATTTGATCCAAAGACACATAATCAAAAGTATTGTTCAGATGAATGTTGTAGAGTAGCTACTAATAAAAAAATAATGGAAAAGTATTATGAAAAAAAAGCAATCAAGAATGGTGCAAAAAGAAATTGCAAAAAATGTAATGTAGTTTTAAGTAGATATAACTCTTTGAACATATGCTCTAGGTGTGAAAAAAATAAATCAGTAGAAAATAAAAAAAAGATTATTGGAATGATCAATGACATTAGCTAGCCTAGTTAAAACAAAAGCAAACAGGGTGTTGGGGATAGATGCATCTACAACTTCTATAGCATTTTGCCTTATGGAAAATGATACCCCTATCAAATGGGGTAAGATCAACCTTGTAGGTAATGATATATATGAGAAAATTCATGATGCTAAAAACAAGATGCATATGATGCTAGGTGAATTAAAGAGCGATTATATTGCGGTAGAAGGTGCTATACTTGTTAGATCACCCGATGCTGTGATAAAATTATCTTATGTCTATGGTGTTGTTATTGCTGAGTTAATGTCTACGGGGGCCTCAGTTATTACTATATCTCCCAGCTCCTGGCAGTCGTATATTGGGAATAAGAACCCTACAAAAGATGAAAAGCAGGCAATAAGAGTAAAAAATCCTGGTTATGCAGAATCATGGTATAAAAATCAACTGCGTAATATGAGGAAACAAAGAACGGCAGATTATTTTAATAAGAAATATAAATTAGATGTAGTAGATTTTGACGTTGCAGATTCATTTGGAATTGCACACTATGCAAACAAAGTGCTTACAGAAAGGTAAACATGATTATTCAAATTATAGGACTCCCAGGCTCAGGTAAAACAGAGTTAGCTAAGGCACTTAAGGAGCGCATTAATGCTATTCACCTTAACGCAGATGAAGTTCGTGCAACAGTAAACTCAGACCTAGGATTTTCTCCAGACGACAGGCTTGAGCAGTCAAGACGAATGGGTGAAATGGCAAGGCTAATTGCCAAGCAAGGGGTTGCTCCAGTAATCGTTGACTTTGTCTGTCCAACAGAACTTACACGTGCAGCATTTGGTACACCAGATATTTTAGTTTGGGTTGATAGAATTAAGCAGGGAAGATTTGAAGACACCAACAAGATGTGGGAAGACCCAGAAAAATTTGATGCAAGAATACCTGCAGACTATACAGTTGAACAAGAAGCAGATTATATAATTAATAAGTTTAATCTTCACGACTGGTCTGCTCCAACAACATTAATGCTTGGTCGCTACCAACCATGGCATGAAGGCCACCATGCACTCTATAAAGAAGCTGGCAAAAGAACAGATCAAGTACTTCTTGGAGTACGCAATACATACAACACAAGTGAAAAGGATCCATTAAAATTTGATCAGGTAAAAGAATATATTGCCAAGGATGAATTTATGGACGGTGCATTAGTATTAAGACTACCAAACATTACTAACATAGTTTATGGTCGTGATGTAGGATACAAGATTGAACAAGTAGATTTGGGGGCAGACATTCATGCTATTTCAGCTACTCAGAAACGTAAAGAAATGGGTATCTGATTTCTTTTTGACTAATGATTGGGCAGATAAAGAAGCTCAACTATATTTTGAACAGGATAAAGATGACAGTAACAAAGGCTAGATCATTTACTAAAGCACTGAGCTATAGAATCTGGGGTACACTTTCTTCATTTGTTGTTGCCTATGTGATAACAGGGGATGCCACACTTTCAGGAGCCATAGCCTTTTGGGAAACAGTAGTTAAGGTATTTATTTATTATGCTCACGAAAGAGGCTGGAATAAAATTCAGTGGGGTAGAAAATGAAATTCTATCAAAGCAAAGAGTGGCTATACAGAAGGTATGTTGTACAAAAGAAAACTGTAACTGAGATAGGCAAAGAGTGTGAGGTCTCAGCTATGACTATTCAAAGATACTTAGAAAAGTTTGGACTAATAAAGAAATGATAAAAAATATATTTATTATTGGAGAAAGCCAGATTGCATACGCATCTGGAGGGGTTGTTCATGCTGGCCCATTAAAGGCTTTAGAGTATGGCTCACACAGTAGATCAAAGTCTGGATATGATTTAAAGTTCTTGTGGCAACACAGCCGAACAACATATAAGATTGACTTTGCCTATCTAGAAGATTTATTTAAAAATAATATATCTGAGCTAGGCGAGCACTCAGTAATTGTTTCAGAGTTTGGAGGTATGGATGCAGCTTTAAATCAGTACCAAAAGCATAACAATATGGAAGAAGTTATTACTAGGTACACTAGTGAAATTATTAAATTTTCTAAAAAATATAACACTAAGTTAATATTCATGTCACCTTGGTGGCTAGTTGAAGATGACAATCACTATAAAACCTGGGACGATATGACTCTTCTTTTTAGAAAAATATCAAAAGAAAATAACCTACCTGATCCAATAGAAGTTATGCATAACGTAGTTGGAAGAATGTACCCTGTATTAGACGAGTGGAAGCATCATGTTCCAGAAGACTCTGAGCGCATAGTTGACTATGTAATATTAAAGGTAAGTGAGTACTACGGAAATGATTAAAAACATATTTATTATAGGTGACAGTGCAGTGGCGTATGCTTCTGGAGGAATTGAAGTTCCATCTCCTGTTACTCATCTTAAATATGGATCCCACACTAGAGTAAAGAATGGTTACAATTTAATTTTCTTGTGGCAAGAAAGCAGAGGCGCTTATAAGGTTGACTTTGATTACCTAGAAAATTTATTTAAAGATAATATTTCTGATTTAGGCGAAAGCTCTGTAATTGTTGGTGAGTTTGGTGGTATGGATGCTG